GCGTTCACGCCACGCAGAAGCCGTAGTCCATGTCGCCCGAAGCCGACGCGAAGGCGACGAATTCACGTTTGGCGACGGAGGCCAGCGCGATGTTGTTCAAACGTGGAACGTTGCCGCGCGGATTGGTTGCCGCCGAAACGAGTTCCGACAGGTCCTCGTTACCGTGACGTGCCAGGTAGGTACCAGAGGCGCCCTTGCGAACTTCCCACAGCGACTTGTCTTTGTCATCCATCATCATGTTGTTCGACATCACCTTGTAGCTGGCTTTCAGTTCCTTTGGCTCGACAACGCGCACTTCTTGGTTTGCACGGATGAAGCCCAATGCAACACCGGCGCGAACGTGCGTGAACGAGTTCTCGATTGGTGTAGCCAGGTTGTCGAGTTGTTCGCTCAACGAAGCCGTTATCGCCTGACGGTCGAATTTGCCTGTGAAGGAAATTACCACTTTAGCGATCTTGTTTGCCATGATCTTGAAGTCGGTGATGGCTACAGTGTTAGGATCAATACCTTTAAAGTCAATCATGTTACACTCCTAGTCTTTGACGCTCTATGGCGGGAGAGTTGAGTAAGCCTCGTAAGTGAGGTCTTAGTAAAATTATTTCTTGCGTATTACGGAGATACGCCATTGCGTTGGATCGCCACCAAGCATTGCTCTGCTAGGATGCGGATCAAAGAAGGGCTTACCGTTCTTGCCCACTATAGCATGATAAGTGCCGTTACCTCTTGGAGACGGACCACTCATTTCGTGGTACAAGTCTGGGTCACCTTCACGCCAGTGATAGATCAGACTTACGTTAGGCAGAAATTCGTAGCCTCTGTTTTCAAGCCAATCATACAGCCTGTTCCAAAAGCCATGAACTTCGTCTGCCAACTGCATGAAGTGAGGGACCTCCGCGATTGGTAGCTCAAGCAGCGATGCTATCACTGCCCGAGCGCAATCACCTTGTATACCCTTTTCACTATCGTGCAGAAACTCTTGATCCTGCGGTATCATTACTGGTCGTCCCAGAAGTCAAACGCGAAGGTGATGGACAGCGAAACCAAACCTGATTCAGCGCCGTTCAGTGCCACCTCAGCTATAACGTCTGGCCACATACCAGTGACACTGCAGGTTTTCGTTACAGCTGGTATGTCGTTGTAAACCACGACCTGTGAGTTGACTTTGTACGCGGAAGCCAGCATACCACTGTTGTTGACCCAGTCGCGCATTGTGTGCCAGCGACGGAACTTCTCGCGCGTTGCCCAATCGCTGGTTTCCAAGAAGGTAGCAGAAATCGAGTGCGAGTAGGTTTTGCGACCAGCGTAGATCAGTTGCACACCATGCAGAGGAACCTCTACGCGGTCGATGGTGGAACCTGGCATATCGGTCGTCTGACATTTGAACGTCAGGTCGCGCGTATCCGAGGACCCCGGAATGGTTGGCAAGAACAGATCGAAGTTCCAAGACTGTGCGGGGTCTTGAATGCTCTGAACGTCTTGCAATGAAGTACGAGCCATATTTTACTCCTTGTTTAGCGGGAGGCCCGAAGACCTCCCTTGGAATTAGCTTGGTTGACCGTTCACTTGTTGCAGCACCTCGGAGAACGAAACGCCTTGTTTCGAGATAACCATCTGCAACTGAATTTCGTGAATTGGAATCACCGGAACGATGACGACCGTTACCACACGAACACCTGAATTCAACTGAGCCGCCGAGTTGTTCGATGAATCGCTGACCACATCGAAGCTAGAAATGCCGCGTGCGTTCTGTATCAATTGCAGGTACTGCGAACACGAGGTAACGATCTGCCGACCGGTGAAATCATCATCGGGTTCTTCCAAGCTATACAGCAGGAAGGAGTAGAGCGAGGTCTTGATGACGTTGATGATACGACGCACCGAAATCCAGCTCAAGGCCGATGGCTGTGCAGCCAAAGTCGTTTGCTCCCACAGCGCGATACCCTGACCGATGAAAGTCCGGGTGTAGTTGACCTGCGCTTGGAACAGTGCCGTCGATTCGCCGTCATCGAAGGTATAGCGCGTCTTCAAGACGTTGACGATACCACGATTCAGACCCGCTATCGAGAAACTTGGATTGGCGACACGGTCCGTGCGGGCGCACAGTGCGGCAGCCCAACCAGAGAACGGTACGAATTGCTGCTTGCCGTTGATCAGGTCGGCTTCCAAAACGTCTGGGTTGAACAGACCGCTGTAAGTCGAGTTCAGGTTCAACTGCAGGTTGCGATAGTTAATCGCTGCCTGGAATTGCTGCGAGTTGGATGGTACGTCCAACATTGCCACCGTATCACCACGACCTTGGGCCAAAGTATCCATTGCCAACTGCACCGTTGGGGTCGCGTGACCACCGTTAATCAACGTGTTGATTTTGTACAGTTGCTTGTTGGCAAAAACGCCGTAAGCAGCTGCCACGTCAAAGGCCGTAGGCGCCGTACCGCTGTCGCCTGACGTCATCAGCGCCGGCAAACTGGAATTGATTTCAGGCACCGTCAACAACGCTGGTGTGTTATTTGTCACCAGCATGTAGTTCGAGTAACCGTTGATGCGACTTTCGAGTTCCGTCGAAGTACCGGTCGAATCGATACCGTCTTGCAGGGTACACAAGAACGATTCGACTGGCGAGTAGACCGAGCGCGTCGTATCGTAAACGTTGACCGTGAACTGCGGGTTCGGTGGCGGCAGATTTGCAGGGCTCGTAATCGGCAGGTGCGTGGTATCTGGCGTGATGGCGCCTGTATCGGTAAACGTGTAGGTACCTTGACCCACAGTCATCAACTCACCTACGGTAGTAGTATCGCGACCGTAAATGACGTAGCCGATTGCCAGTGGAACTGGGTCCCAGGTCAACACATTGGAGTTCGTTACCGAGACACCCGCGATAACGATGACGACCGGCGCGGAGGCAAGTGTTTCGCCTGCCTGACCTAGGGCAGAAACTTGATATTGGTAAGTCGCTGGCGGAAGTACACCTCCGGTAGTGCTGCTACTGCCCAGGAAGTTGGCTGGTGTCTCGATGTTATTCGACACGATTTCCACCGACGTCGTACCAGCGTAAGACCCAGGGCCGTGTATCGGGTAGAACAGCGCGACTGGTGTATCGGATGGTGCTGGCATCAGAACGCTCCAATTAGGCAGCGTAGGATCAGGGATACCGACGGGAGCAGACTCCAACGCAGACACCGTACCGTTAGAGTACAGGGTTACGCCACCATAGACTGCATCGGAATGGACGCCACGGCAAGCCCACAGCGCGTTGCCTTCCTTGAAGTAATCCAGACCACAGTAGACGTCGAACGAGATTTGCGCGTTCGGGTTACCATACTCTGCGATGTAGTCGTCAGCGTTCGTGAAGTATTTCGGGAACGGCGAACCTTGATTGGACACCACCACTTGGCAGGCAACTGACGATGATGCCGAAGTGATAACCTGACTCAGGTTAATTTCTTGGATGCGAACATCCGATCCTTGTTGTTGAAGGATGGTAGACATTTTAGACCTCCTTCACAGTTACGGTATTAGGATGCTTTTGCATCCAACGCGGGTCAACGTCCATGCCGTCCCGCAACGTGGCACGGCTGCGAGCCATGATCTGAACAGAATCGAGTTTGCCATCGCTGTGGCGCACATCAACCTGCTGAGTCGTCCGCGTCAAGTTAATGACTAGCTTCTTCATTGTAGCTCCTCTTAATTGAAGGGAAAGAACTGGGCGCCTACGCCTGCTACCGCCATGTGCATTTCAACCGTGGTTACTACCCCTTGTGTCGCCAACATTTCTTCTGAGGTGTATCCGTGAACAGTGAGCGTTGAGGTGACTAAATACTTACTCTCCGCCTCAACCTTGTTCTCTCCTTGCGGAGTTTGAACCTGCTCGCTTAAAGTCAGCGATATGGGGAACTGTAAGCGCCCGTAGTCCACATTAAATTTAAGCCAGCCTGCTCGTCTTGCGAACAACCAGCGCTTCTGAAATCCCATCACGGAGCCCTGCCCGCCCAAGAACTTATTGGTAACAAATTCGACTTCAAAATCGAAATTCGTCGGCAGCACACGTACAGCTTGCCCTTGATTCTCGTTTACCGATACCATTAAGCCCTTTCGCACCAAGCGATTAGGATTATAGGAATCAGTATTGTGGCTCAAGGTAGTGGGGACCAAAAACATATAAGGGTATACGATATCACGCCCATTGAACATACGCTGCAAGGCCGCTTGCTTATCATTCGCTGGCGTAATGATTGCAGGGCAACCAAAGACTTGTATTGCCCTCAGTACCAGCCCATCAAAGACAAAGTTCTCAATCGGTAGGACTGTATCCATTTTAGCTCCACAAATGGAAAAAGCCGGCCAGCGAAGATGCGCGGCCGGCTTCTGGGACTTACTTGCGTTTGGCTTTGTTCGAGCCTTTGGTCATCGCAGTCAGCGTGGCCGCGAAGGCGTCGTGGTCGAATTCTTCCTCTTCGTCCTCGCCTTCTTCGTCCAGACCGCTCATCACTTCTTCGGTCTCGCCTTCCTCGTCTTCACCACCACCGACCAGGTCTTCCATGTCCTCGTCGGAACCCATGTCGTCTTCTTCCTCATCGGAAGCACGCACAGCTTTCTTGGCGGCGGCGATTCGAGCAGCTTCCATCTTCTGGAACGCCTGCTTGTTACTGGCTTCCAGAACGTGCAGTGCGTAACGCGAATCTGGGGCCGCGATGGCTTTGGCGAACAGTTTTGCTGCCATTGCCATGTTACCTTTGCGACCGGAGGCCAGAGCCAGGGTCACGAAGTCCAGGCTTTTGCTATATTGCTTCATCTTATGCTCCTTAGTGGATGTTTTGAATTCGTACCTGTTCAGTCTTGGTCCAGAACTTGAATACTCTATGAAATTTGCCTTTGATGAGAACGTATATTCTGTAGTCATCAAAGTACCTCATAGCAGCTTCATACTTAGCGCGGTTCTCTATTAAAGCTTCTTCCTTCGTCATCCAGTTATAGTTTGCTAGACCCAATGATGCCAGGTCTTTGACTTCAACCATTGTTCTACCTACAGCAAAATCAGGAGTGTACTTCGCCATGCATTTCTTGATTGGGTTATAGTAAAGAACCTTATACTCGTTTGGTTCATATCTTACTTTATCAAGTGGTACACCGCTATCCTTCAAATACTGCATGAACCTAACTTCAGTTTTCGATCTAACTATAATCGGCTTACCATTGAACTTACCTCTGTACCAAATACCAGTTGGTCTACAAGTTTGACAGCTTCTGATTACCCCGTACGGGGTTGTTACGCATTCGCGGGGAACTCTGTTTATATGCCCACATTTAATATGCTTGACCTTCAAATGACCATCAGCCCTTCGGCCAGATTTATATTCATCTAATAGTTGCATACCTCGAGACAGGGCTATTTTGCAGGCCTCTTCGTGAGAGTAACCAAGTTCCCTACATTCACCACATGGGACTTTTGAACCCTTCAAACAGTCTGGTGAAACACGGAATTTATTCCCACACTTATGCTGGTACACATTCTTTCGCTTTGCACCGACAAAGGTAACACAGGTGTAATCTGTATAACCCAATTCATGTAGTTCTTCCGTATGCGTCTCAGCAGTTCGTTTTATGCGGTAGAATTTGCGCTTGTGAGTACACGAACATACAGGTCCAGCTCTACCTTGTGAGTACCTTACTGTTCTATATAGTCCACAATCATTGCATGCCACAATTAATTCACGCTCACCAAGTATTTTAATGAGCTTGTAGTTCAGTCTGGTTGAATGTTTATCGGCAAACGCCTTAGCACTCATTGGTTTAGGTCCGCTCATTGTTCTATCCAACAATGGTTATAAAGGATGAGGTAGAAAGAACCGGATAGGATTCAGTCAGAGCCGCTAAGCCTTTTCCCTCGAAAACTTACATAGAGAACCGCGCGAAGCGGTTCTAAACTACTGAAAAACCTACGTCACACTCTCAAACCTTTGGCAACCGAACGGCTGTTTGCCACCGAAATCGCGATCTCCTCGTGGATGACCCAGCCCATGCCTGGAATCTTCTCGTTGATGATGTCGGTCGGTTTCGAGTTCAGGCCGCCGCGATCCGAGTAGGCGCCGTGGTTCAGTGCCTCGGAGATAACGAAGAACTCGCCTTGGCTCAGCACCTTGTGTTCTGGGTGACGATAGGCGTCCGACGTGATCGTCATGCCGTACATCACAGCCAGTTCACCGGTCAGCAGCAACTCATGGCGAGCGACTGGATCGACGGCGGTGTAGAACTCGCTGTTACCGACGATGTCCTGATACAGATCGGACGCCATCAGAATGTGTGGTGCTTTCAGGCCCCAGCGAGTGACGTTGGTCTGCACTTGCATCAGGGTGTACGGGGTCAGCTGACCACTGATAATCGACAGGTTGTTGTCGATACCGACGATCTGGTTGACTTGGTTGTACCACAGACGATCTTCTGCGACCATGATTGCTTCGGTCGCCTCGACGTACTTCTCTTGCAGCACATCGCCGGCCGATTGGTTCAGTTCGTTTTGGGTAACGAACGGTCGTGCGACGATGGACAGCTCAGGTGGCGTGTACCATTTGTCGCGAGTGATCTGGCTGTCGATCCGCGTTGGCGAAGTCGACCACACAGCCGTGACGTTTTTGGTACGCAGTGGGAAGCGCGGCACCGTACCTTGATCGACTTGCACACGTGCCAGATACTTGCGCATGAAGCCCTGACGATTGGCCGTGATGAACAGACTGTCGGCCATACGTTCGCCCAGAACGCGGTGAATCTTGGCGTCGTTGAAACCTGCCAACGTCAGTTCACGGCTCGCCTTGACTTCTTGTTGCTCGCGCAACTTGGCTTCGCCGCTGACCAGACCACCGCTCGAAGCTGCGGTCAGGAATTTGATCTGTTGGTTCAGCAGGTCCTTCTTGGACGAAGCGTTAAGCTCGCCGTTGGCACCGACTGCGCGTTCGTTACTGCCCTGGAAACGGTACTCCGAGGCTGCAACGGTTGGGACGCGAGTTGCGCCGATTTTTACTTTCTCGCCCATAATTTTTCTCCGTGATTGATGGTTGATTACGGCAGCTAATTAAGGCGCCGAGAATTCGATGCCCAGATACGGGATATCCGAACCTGGGGCTGCCACGACGTAGCCGTTAATGGCCAGGCCGGTACCCGACTGGTCGGTGATCTGGCCGTTGGCGGCAAGCTTGATTGCCGTCGCTGCGTTCCAGTTCTTCGACGCATCGTATTCCGACGTGTAGATCAGGCCGCGCTTGATCAGGCCGATTTGGCCGATGTATGCACCGCTGTAGCCACCTGGTTGAATGTCGCCGATCAGAGCGCGAGCCTGGACGACGGTCAGTGCGTACTTGTAGGTGACGTTGACTTGATCACCGACGGTCAAGCCGCTGACTTGATTGCCGGTAACGACAGGGCTGGCGACAGCGCTGTTCGAGGTCACGTCGAACACGAACGTCTGACCGGTAACTGGCGTGAATTGCAGCGTCACGATGCCAGTTGCTGGAACGACGAAGGTCTCGATTTTGTTGGCGTAACCCTCAGCGAACGGAGCAGCCGAAGTACCAGCCAGCGAGAAGCCGGCGAAGACATCTGCCGAAGTACCGGTCGATGGCATCACGCCAGCCGATTGAGCGCCTTGAGCGCGGACCAGGGCCAGGCCCTCAGCAGTGATGTACACACCAGGTGCAACCGCTGCCTCAGCCGAGTCCGGGTATTTGGAAAGTGGACCGTAGATCATTGAAACCTCCAATAGTTGAGTTTGCTACATTAAACTACATGCTGTGAATCAGCGTCCCAGAAACAGCGGTTGACTGCCATCCAACTTGGCCGAAGCCGTTACCGACAGCATACCCGGGCGGACCGAGTTACCGATCTGACGTTGACGGGCGACGCCAGCAGTGGCCATCGTCGTCGGCATCACATCGTCGTCTTCACCGAGTTCGTCTGGATCATCGGTGCCGACTGGCAAGCTGTCTTCTTCCGATTCTTCCATATCACCGGAAGTCATATCCAGCGCCTCGACGAAGCCAGCGCGAGTTTCTTTCGGCATGGCCGACAGTTTCGTCGCCAGTTGAATCAGCTCTTTTGCGTAGGCGGGACCTTCGCTTGCAAACACACTGGCCAACAGGCGACGTGGATTGCGGACGCCGGCTTCTACCAGGCGAGCTTCCAGGGCGTCTTGCAGCGGATTCGTCACACCGGCGAAGTACTTGCGATTGATGCCGACAGCGGCGATTGCCATCGATTGATCCATCGTTGCGGCGTTGACTTCGTTGACCTTGCGAACGGCTGCGGTTTGCTTGTGAACCAGTTTCTTCACGCGCGCTTCAACAGCACTCGATTTGTTCATCGCGACCTTCGCCTCGATAAAGCCCATCGAACGCAGGCCTTTGCGTAGGCCCTGTTTGGCGATTTCGGCCGCCGTGACTTCTTGGAACTGGTCGGTCAGGTAGACGTCGGCGCGATCCAGTGCCGTTGCAGCGCGTTCGGTCAGCGTTGCGATGATGCGATTGGAACGGATGACCATCACACGCTTACCCAGCGTAGCAAAGGCCACATTGGTATCGTCGTCAGGCACCTGATCCACGTCCATCAGCGACATCGCTTCGTCACCCATTGCAGCTTCTTCAGGCTCGACAACTTCCTCGCCCTCGTCTTCCGAAATGGATTCTTCGCCTTCGTCGATGTCGTCTTCGGCGTGCTGGCTCAGCGGTGCATCCCAGTCTTCGTCGTCGCCTTCGGCGGTCAGTGGCGTTGGTTTGTTGCTGTTTTCCAGATCAGGTTCCAACGAACTCTGGACCTCTTCTTCGTCCATATCTTCGTCGTCATCCATATCGAAATCGGATGCGTTCTCCAGATAGCCCTTCGCTGGCTCGCCGTCATTCGGCAACGTGCCGATGTTTTGCTGGCAGTCGTCGCCGACCGTAGCCCTCGTTTTCTTGGCTTTCGCGGTAACCGACGAGTGGGTCGAACCACCCGTGTAGTCTTCTGGATCGATCAGCGTGTCGGCGGACATATTGTTTTCGAGGTCTTGGTCGGCCTCGATGATGTCTACGTTACCGCCGTTACCGCCGTGAGTCGAACCCGCCATGGTCTTGTTGCGCGGGACCAGGGGAGTCTTAGCTTTAGCAATAGGCATGTTGCCCTCCTTGTGAATGATTATCTTAAATTACGACCTGCGATTAACCGTGAACTTTCTCTTTCAGGTCGCGCAGTTCCTCACGACGGTCTTCCAGTTGCTTACGCTCCTGGCTTGCGTCTTCCTTGTTTTCTTCCATATCGGCGACATCTTCCTCCAGGTTCATGATTTCTTTCTGGAGGTCAAGGATACGCTGCTTGTCACCGTTATCGTCCTCGAATGCCCGCAACCGGGCAGCTGCTTCGATTTTCATAGCTTGACTAAGCCTTCCATGATGGGTAGCAGTTTCTTTGCAGATTCCATGTAGGCTTCCGCAACGTTCATACAATCCTTCAGGTCCTTCAAACCGTATTTGGCTTCACGTTTGATTTCGGCGACCACGTCTTTAGTAGCACGCATTTTCTTGGAGCTACTGTCCGTATCAATCGAAAGGAAATTGCTTTGCAGTTCGACGCCGCTATCAACCGTTACGTTGACCGACACACTCAGGTAAGGTTCATCGGCCTCATCATCAGGTTCAGACAGAGTGATTGTTACCTCGACTTCCACATCTTTACCCAATTTGGGTTTGAACTCGACGATTTCATCACCCCAGTTGTTCTTGGCCTTCTTGGTATAAGGACCCAAGACCGCCTCAAATTTCTGTAACAGCGCACCCGCGCTGTCGGGACCAGCCGCCATAAGTCTTTTCTTGGCTTCGATTTTCATGGTTACCTCGTAAGTATGTGGTCGCTCAAGGCCGTTGACCAAGCTGGGCTTTCGACCAGTGAGGTCTCAATACCTTGGATACCATGACTGTTTCGGAACGCAATCGAATCAGGTCCCTTGAAGTTCTTGACCACGCGCCAATCAATATCATTGCGTGGATCAAGATGCTGGCAGTATGAGTTCTCGGTCATTGGCTCACCGCAGCAGGAGCAGGTGAAGTTGTCAACCAGTGCACCCATCGAGTAGGTATTGATGTCACCATCCATGACGCGCTGCGCCATTTTCGGGTACTTCTTTTTATCGATACCCAGTAGACCCATAACCTTCCACAGCTTACCTTGTCCGTAGTCACTGACCTTATGCAGCGATGTATCGAAGATGATGCCATAGGCCGCAGTGTGGTCTTCGTTGGCGTGTTCGTAGTGAACAGGGCAACCAGTCCAGGTCTTGTAAGCCATACGGGCGTTTGGCGGCTCCTGAAATCTGGTCAACTCGTTGAGCGGGAACCCGATACCGTTTCGATTCGGGATATCGGAAGGGCAAATAGGCGTCACAACCAGTATGTAATCCTCGATGTTCGGAGAGGTGTGGTACAGCTTTGCAGCGTACGGTAACCAGGTCAGAGCATCGAGATTTACCAGCTCAGGATCGGTGTTCACGTCGGTAACGCGCTCTGATACTTGAGCTGCCGTTATGACGTTGGGTTTTTGCTCGGAGAAGTGACGTTCGCCAGAATGGAGTTCAAACATTATCGCACCCCCATGTAAGCTTCACCAGCTGCCGACCACGTTATCTTGCAGCAGGTAAACAGTACGTCAGCTTTGGTGATTTCTCCGGCAGGCACTGAGAGCGAATTACCCCACAGTACTGAACCCTGCACATTTGGGTCTGGGTCCATCGCCATACCCGGGTTAGAGAGGGTGAACTCAACAGTAATGGGTACAGAAGATTGGAAGAAGATACCAAAGTGCAGATCGTTAAAAATCAGTGCTGACAGTTGAACGATTTTGACATCCCCGGATGCATCAGCACCCCAACCGCTCCAGCCGATACCAACAGGAACGTTGGCAGAGCCGATACCGCTGGGGCTATGACCGAGGTAACCTTTAGCACGATTACCTACAGATTTAACTGCCATGATTAGGCCTCGCTATGCGTGCCCGACACGTCCATGGTCATTGCGGAGGTCTCGGCAGGTGGAGTTTCAGGAGCTTGCTCGGCCGGCGCAGTTTCAGCGACGGGTTCTGCTGCTGGTTCGACAACAACTGGTTCGACAACAGCAGCAGGTGCAGCGGCAGGTTCCGTAGCAGCTTGCGGCTCGACTGGTGCAGCGGCTGGCACAGGAGTTACTGTTTCATGATGACCAGCCAAAGCCGCGATCTTTTTCCAGGTTGCCTCAAAGTGCGCAGGGAACATCAGGATACCGTGCGCGGCATCATGCGCGACACCCAAGGTGAAGTGCGCGAAATCGCGGAATGCGGCAGCATCGGAAGCAGCCCAATGCTCACCTGCGGTGACTACGTGACCAGCTGCTACCATTGCTTTTTTGATGAGTGAGTAGTTCATTTTCAGGTTCCTTTCAACGAAAATATTAAATTGTAGCCAAAGAAAAAGCGACTAGCTTTATGGGCTAGTCGCTTGTGAATTACTTCATATCTTGGTCGTTACGAATCTTGATTTTCTTCAGCTTCTTGAAGTGGGCACTGAGGTCTTTAACGTTGGAGATACCAATACCAGCTGCCTGTATCTCTTTAATTTTTTGACCTGTGTGCGCCAAATCGAGGCCGTAGTAGACCATCGATTCAGCACCCTTTGACCACTTCACTCCCGGGACCGCAACTTTCATCGCACGCAGGGCAGCTGGTTGGCCGCGAGTATGCATGACGATAAATGCCTTGCCATCTTCGATCATTGGGTATGGCTTGATTTCGTTCTTCGCAGTGGATGGCTTAGATTCCAGACGGAAGAAGTTTGTCAGTTGATTCTTGTTGGCAAAATTGAAGGTCTCCTTACCGCTGCTGAGGCCACCGGATTTAATCAGTGCCGCCATATCCCATAC